AATACTAAGGCCGCCTCGAGTGCAAACATATATATAGGGTCTAGAGGTTTCTCTCTCCTGGTCTAGAGGTTGGCACTAGCTAAGTGAATTTCATAACACGTCAGCGGGGGCGGTCTAGAGCTTTGGCACGTGATATGATGATAAAATGACTAAAATACCATTAATGAGTTGAAAAACTGGTCAATTGGGCCTGAATAGTAATAGGCTTGAATAGTAATGGGCTAATGAATTGGGCCTTTTTTTTCATTTCATTCCTTCTTTGATTTTAAAGAAGCAAAATTATTTCTATATGGATTGGGCCTTCGGCCCATGGTCGCTGCGCTCCATTTGGGCTTATTATATTTATATATTGTTTGTTCATATTATTTATTGCGTGATTTATTATAAAGACAATTAATTAAGATAAATCGATTAATTTTATTCGATCTTGGCTAATCCTTTCAAAATCAGGTAGGAAATTAGCCATTACTAATACATGTACATTACATGTTGGATCTATAAATCCAACTGGTTCATACTTATAACTATATACGGTCCTATTCTTAACCATCTGTAAAAAAGCATAATTAATAAAATCCTTATTACATCTAGGATAATCTATAACTAAATTACTCTGGGGTTTTTTACAATACATATACATCATATCATTTACTTTACCCCCAGGTAAATATAGCCAATTTTTATTTAATCCCAGATACTTGGCAAACTGGGACTTTCCTTCCCCACCAGTGGGGCCATATACCCAGAAGATAGTGCGGTCATCAGGATTTGAATTCAAATCCTCCATCAGACGCTCCTGCCATCCCTTTAATTCAAATGGAAAGGGATTATCTAGGGCCCACTGATGTGACGTTTTCGTCATCTTCATCGCCATGGCTCTTCGATACTTCTGGGGTTCTTCGATCTCATTGTCGGAATTCTCAAGTAATTCCGCCAATTTCCTCTTATTCGAACCACTAGGGCAATAATCCCCAAATTCATAGGGACCGGAAACCCTAGTTTCCTCTTTCATACAATAGTCGCAAGCTTCGTCTGTCTTACGAGCTCGCTGTTTCTCCAGATGAGGATTAAGATCCCCAAACAGAGATTTTACCTGGGACAAAGTCCTTTGTCCCTTACATTGCAGATAGCCCTGGAGGTGATGACGCTTCGTCGACGGAGACTCGTCCTGCTGCCAACAGGCATAGGAGACGTGGGTGTTTTCGAACAACGGCACCAAGTCAGGTGCAGTTGTTCCGACGAAAAACACAGTGAAACACCAAAAAATAGATTTAATAGCGGCCATTATTTTTAGAGAGAGGTTGAAGATGAGAGGGGCAATTGAGAGAAAAAAAGAGAGGGTCTAAATTCTCGAGGCGGGT